ATGGGATGAAGATGTCCTACATTAAAGACCAGTTCGGGATTGCAAAAAGCACATATTACTATTATTTTAATTTGATTGCTAAATACCAAATACTAGAACAACTGTATAGAGAATTGATTGTTGAAATACTACCTTAGGTAAGAATGATTTCGTAATTACTGATACATTCACTGTGAAATCCATGGACGGATCACAAGGATTAGGAAGAAACCCATTTGATCGAGGAAGAAAAGGACTCAAAGTGTCTTTGATCTGTGACCAAAAATTAGTCACGTATGCAGTACATGTGGCTGGTGCTAACATTTATGATGCTAAAATCTGACCAGAGACCATTGATGCATCCATGACAGATCTGACTGGTTTGAATTGTTTGGCTGATTCAGGATCTGCAGGCCGCAGATCTATTGACCAGATAGAGTACAAACATAAGATACATCTCATCTCAAAACCAAACAGAACACGAGCTCCCTCATAGATGAGTCATCACCGACCCAACCGAAGAAATGACTATGCTCAACCAATATCGTAATCGAATTGAGCGGTTGAATGGTAATATTAGAGGGTTTAGAGGACTGATGATCAAATACACAAAGACCGTTGATTCATATTGGACATATTTGTATTTAGCATTACTATGTATCACATGTTATCGATTGTTCATCCATAAGTAAACATCCACAGATTATCTCATATGGTGTCACACTGTGTGTTTCAAGTTTATAGAAAATAAAAATACCTATGGATCATAATAAATTATTTATTTTTAAAATAATCAGATACTACATTGATAGATATGACTCAAAATGATTTACTGGAAAGAATAGTAAATCACTTTGAATTTTTTTACCAATGTTGTATTTCTGGACACCCTCTAAATAAATAAGATCACATTCTAGGATAAATTACTCGGGAATCAATGAACAAAGATATTTTATGATGCATTCTATTTATATTGTTATTTAGCTGCGTCACGATTAGGTGTAAAACGCGCATTTTCGAAATTAATGACAATTGAGTCATTTTCTGTATCTTTTTTAATGTTTACAAATTCCGCGGCATTTTTTTCGTCATTCTTGGTCCATAATCTGACAGTTACAAAACGTACTTTAGGACTTATTGATACACCTATGATATTTTCAGGATCTTTACACAATGTTTCACCAATACAATAACAAGCTATTTTCTCCCAAAATTCATGGGCTAATTTTTTATCAACTTTAAATGTCCATCCACCACCCCCAATATTTTTCTCATGATCCCAAATGGGTGGGTAACCACGTCTCATAAGATAATACATTCCACCATTAATGTTTTTGATATTATTACATAAAACCCAGAAATCCTCAATTGTGTCAAGTGTAATTAACTGTTGGTAACTCGATAAACCCCAATTTTCATTATTCACATCATGAAACCAACAAATCCATTGGTCATTGAGCGTATGAGGACCTTCTGACACATCTAGTTTAATTGGTGTTTTTTTGGTAATATATTCAACACCAGAAGATTTTTTCTCTTCTTTCTTCTTCTTTCCAGCAACTGTTGTCCATTCGTCATCCATTATGCACTATAATGTGTTAGAGATATATAATTGTATATAATTTAACAAATCAATTTTTTAGTAGTTTATTGACGACTTTTTTATTAATAATACATGTGTCATCAATCCTGAAAGAGCTCATATTTTTACAATAACAATCACTCAATTCTCGATTGTTATTATTATGTGTTAATTTTAACCAATTAATCTTCAAAATGATTTCATCAATTCTTCTCTCTAGTTCACGAACACCGACCTCACTATAGGTATAGTTGTCAATGATTGTTTTAATTGCCTCATCAGTAAATTTTATGGATGATATATTGAAATTAAGTTTCTCACATGATTTAGGTATAAAAAATTTATTGGTAATAACCAATTTATCCTGGAATGTGTAAGGTTCAACTTCAATTTCATGAATACGGCTCTTGAGTGTTTCTTGAATGTGATCTGATGAATTATACGCAAAAACAATGATAACTTTTGAAAAATCAAGATTAATACCCAAATATTGGTCTGTGATTGATTGATTGCGACTCATGTCAGTCAAATCATTGAGAGCATTAAATAATTCCTGACCATATTCACTGTGACTTATTTTATCTAATTCATCAAATAAGATTACTGGGTTCATACATTGTGCATCAATTAATATTTTAACAAGATCACCAACATCTGAACGTTCAAATACTTTACGTGTTCCGAACAGGCTATCTGAGTGTTTTGCCCCACCCAGATCTACCCTGAAAAATGGTCTGTTTAGGATCTTTGCTAATCCTTGGGACATTAAAGTTGTTTTACCAGTACCTGGTGGACCCTTTATGCCAAGAATGAATCCTTGACTGGATGGATTTTCCAAATAACGACTCAATTCTAATAGTAGGGTTGATTTGGCTTTAGCTTGTCCATGTGTGACAGATTCTAGGAAAGTTATCGCATTTAACAGATAATTTTGGATCTTTTGGGGGCCGTCATGAATATCGATCGGTAAATTTATGTATTTACCCCAAGGTATCTTGAGTAAATAATTCAATGTTGTCAATTCATACGTATATTCACTTGATGTTTTATCATAAACAGATAAATGTTTAAATTTCTCCATCATGATCAATTTAACATTAATTTGTGCCTTGGAAGAAAATATTTGATATTTCAGTGGGCGTGTGTTCTCCCGTGTATATGTAACTAACTCAGCTTCAATTTCCTTTAATTGTTTTCTTTCTGATGAACTTAATGTGGCAATAAAGTGTTCATATTCTTCATCAAGTGTTTGTATTTGCCCGTTTTTCTCCTCTTCATCCATATCTCCGGGTAGATCTGTGTCATCATATGTGACAAATCCGTTCAAATTACCATATTGATCAACATCATCACTATCATCAATTATGTGTCTTTGTTTTTTGTAAGGTGGTTCGATATCTTCATCTAGGTGACTATTTTTTCTCAAATGTGTCAGTTTCGGTGACGAGTGTGTATCGTCATTTATTTTTGGTTCAGGCTCATCATTTTCAGTAATGTCAATTTTTAGATTGGGTTTTATCTGTGAACTATTGATGACACAACTATATTTCTGATAATTACCGTTATTTATACGATTGGTCCAATTCATTATTATATTTGAATTTATTAAATTCTTTTTTAGATAACATTGTATTATCATAAAATAAATCATCATTTATTTTAAAAATTGATTGGCATATCTGTCAGGTTGTTTGTTATTCCCATATCAAACAACACATAGAAACGGGAATGAATTATGATGGGCTTGCATATTTTTCTCTATATCTGAACACAGTTTGTCTAATGGGGATCATCTCATATGGAACATATTTCTTTTCCAGGAAAATATACACTACAATTAACCGAAAATTTAATCAGTTTGACCAATTATGTGACCAAATTAATCAAATTAACAAGACAATGGTACACATAGATAGTTATGTGGGTCAGTATAAGGGCTTCCTATCTGAAGCAAATGAACGTGGAAAAGTCAATCATATATTCGAATGTATTAAAGGTGGTCAAATAATTGGGAAAATATTGGCTCCTATATTTGCTAATTGTGATCTATTCTCTCCAATCAAGAGTTGTTTAAGTCTGATCTTTCCATATTTGTGTGAAAATAGAACCCATATGAAATACAACCCGATTAGAGAAGATGAATTTATGTGTCCTGACATAGACATCTCAAGAATTGAGGAGAATGATATGCCAATAAAGTTCGATCAAAACGAGAAACATGAATCTATGTGTCCGAAAATAGATATCTCAAATTTTGAGAAGAATATAGAAAATATTGTCAAGGATCCATTGATTAGTACTGTATCTAATTTATTTGCATCAAATAATAATAATAATAATAATAATAATAATAATAATAATAATAATCATTTGATTAATGATATATTGACAATTTTTACTCAAACTCTACATAACCAACCAGTCGGTACAACAACTATGACGGCAGACGGTACTGGATCATCTGTTCCGTCTCCAGGGCAGCCAGGAGTCACATCGGCACAACAACCTGATCATTTGTCAGCTCAAAAGCCAACCCAACCAGCCCAACAAACACCGACTCAACCACCATCTCAACAAGCACCGACTCAACCACCATCTCAACAAGCACCGACTCAACCACCATCTCAACAAGCACCGACTCAACCACCAGCTCAACAAACACCGACTCAACAAACACCGACTCAACCACCATCTCAACAAACACCGACTCAACCACCATCTCAACAAACACCGACTCAACCACCATCTCAACAAACACCGACTCAACAAACACCGACTCAACCACCATCTCAACAAGATAATGTACAATTACTCATTACAGATAAGTAAGTAAATAAATTGTATATCAATTGGTAACTATCCACAGTGGATATCAATAGTATGTTTATTACCAAAGTAATAAACATACTATTGATAACCTCATCAATGTAATTTTATTACTGGTTAAATATGATAAAACATAGAATTTACTTTTGTCTGGCATTTTCCCACAAATATATTCTTAAAAATTGTAGGATTATATATGAAATGTCATTTCGATTTTAAATATATGAAGAATTGACAATATATATATTATAACTTATTATGAATCGAACACACTGTAACGGTTCTGTTTCTGGTTCTGATCCAGCCAGAACTATTATAGGATTATTAAAATTATTGGTAACACAATCGACTGATTCAAAAACACTAATTACATATGTTGAACAAAATCGAATAGATCCCAATACATATATACCATCTCTAAACGGAAATGCACAAATGCCATTAGTTTATTATTGTTGTAGTAATCTAACACTTGCAGAATTTTTCCTGTATCTGATCGGTAAAAATGTTAATTTGAATTCTCCAATGATTTGTGATGATCCCAATCAACAGATAGAATTACTATACTATAGTCAAATACAATACATCCCACTATTAATAGAGCACGGTTGTGTACTTGATCCGACAAGGATCCCAGGATCTGTCGAAAAATTATTGATCAAGGGTAATATTAATAAATTGATAATTTTATATAAAAATGGTGCCATCAATAAGGAGCAATTGCTGCCAGTATTACAAACCAAAGGGTTGATTTTTCGTGTTTTGGATCAATTATACGAGAAAGTATATAATATATCACAACAAATCAACAATGAACATCAATTTAATAACCTATATTCTGAATTAATTAAGGGTTATGTTAATACATTTAAATTTTTCTTTAAAAATGGAGTCAATATAAATCAGATAGAAAATGGTGAGTCATTTGTGCAGAAAGTTTTTAACACATATTTTTACCAATTGATTCAATTTGTCATATCTTGTCAACCAAATTTAGATTCTGAAGAACTATTACATTATTCAAACTTTGATCTATTGAACAGACAAGTGATGAAATTTGTCTACAATGAACAAATTTATCGACAAATAGAGGAATATCTCAGGGATAAAATGACGCCAAAGAAAATCAATGTTAAAAAGAATGTGACACGAAAAATAATACGTGTTGCCAAATAAATATGTTTCCAGAAGGAAACTTTGCTGAAAATTCCTGTGAATATTCAGATAAATTGATGGTTTTACTCAAATATTTCATGTTTTTTTTCCAAGTTAAAAATTCTTCTAACTGTTCTGGTGTTTCAATTTCTTGATGGTAATAATGTTTGGTAAATTCTCCACAAGAACTCCCAATTTCACGCCCTAGTGGTGAATAAACTTTAACTCTTACATTTCCGTGTATTATGTGTGATAGTTTGAACCCATATATCCTCATCTGGACTCCGCTTTAACTCGTGTATTGGATTAAAACGGATGAATATGATCGTGATGGGGTATTTTTGAATTAATTCACACATTTTGTTAATTGTTCTCGTTTGTCATTAATATCATTAATCAGGGTATAATGAATCTCCACTGGGTCATTTGTACGGTTAAAATTATATATTGGGACATAATAACGGGATTCTGTCGAATTGTATTCTGATAATGAAGTAAATGATCACATGCTTCCGTGATGGAGACACGAGATGCTGGGATTAATTCATATCTTTCAGTGTCAATTGGTGAATGTAATGAAAAATGTATTTCCAGGGGGCATATTATTTTAATTTGATTGCTAAATACCAAATACTAGAACAACTGTATAGAGAATTGATTGTTGAAAATACTACCTTAGGTAAGAATGATTTCGTAATTACTGATACATTCACTGTGAAATCCATG